GTCTGCTGCATGGAAAACAGCGATGTCGCGGCGGCGATCAGCCCGGCTGTCAGTCCGCCAGTAAGTACCGTGGACCATTTGATTTGACCTTCTTCGTCCTTGATGATGGACGTTGCGGCCATAGCAAGCGCTGCAGAATGCTCTGATGTTTCCCTCGCCTTCGCGAAAATCTGCAGCCAGGTATCATGATGCATCACGTCCATGCGTTTTCGCCTTTCACTTGCTCAGACGTCAAACGTCCGCCGTGAGCCGCACGACGTTGGTGCCGTCTGCCAAAAGTTTTGCACGTTTCGTCTGCGCGACGACGACGCCAGACCCAGCAGAAGTCTTGACCGTGACGGTGTACGCGCCTGTCGTGTTGACGAAAACGTAACCATGCCAGTTGTTAGGGACTATGACGTTGCGATTGACGGTCAGCGTGCCATTGATGATTAGGTACCCAGCGCGCAGAGTTACTCCAGTAAGCGTCGCGTCGCCGGCCGACACATCAACGGACGTGCTCATAACAGTCCATGGATAATGATACGCAAAACGGTAATCGTCATAGCTGCTGACCGATGACGTCCCGGTTATGACGTAATACAACAGGAGCATCTCGTCAGCGGCTGGTGTCGTGCCGGCTACAGCGCTAATTGTTCCGTCGGTTTTGGCATACACGCGGTTCGTTTGTGATGCCGTCAAAGAGATCGTTCCGTTGGCGATTTCCACCAGCGAGCAGTCGGCCTTGTAAATCCATCCGCCGTAGTATCCCCACGTGAGCCCTGAACAGGCTGATGCGCGACGAGCGCCAAACGTGGATGGTGACGCGGCATCAAATAAGGCATTGGCCGATACCGCTTTTCCGGATTGCGACTCTGAGAGCAGATCAAGATTGGTCGTGCTGTCGGCCATGCGTTACCTCGTGATTGATGTGGTGAGCGGGTAGCCGCGGCCGATGGTCGCGGAAATCTGGTAGAGCTTGATGTACAGCGTGGATTGCCCAGATCCGAAGTCTACCGTCTGGTCCGCCGCAGAGTACGCGGCCGTTGGCGCTGTCGCTGCAATGGTGCGCTTGACGGTGGCGTATGATCCAGAATCATAGATGTCAATTTGGTACTGCTCGCTGCTTTCTCCGATCGGAGTATCGACGTAGTCGCGCCATTCGGTGTCGACGCGCGATCTTCTGGTCCACAGCAAGGTCCAGTCGCCTGTTCCCGGATCTCGGCTGCCGTTGAGCAGGATAGGCGCCAGAGGCTTGAGGTTGATTCCTAAATATGTAAACGATCGATTTCCGTCAGTCGAAAAGTCGCGGCCGGTGGTGATTCCTCGATAGAGCAATGCGGCGCCGATCTGTGCGGAATCCATCGGGATCGCTTCGGTGTCTGCACTGTCGAGCAGGATCACGGAATCGCCGGCGGCGTGCAGCCCCATGGCCCATTCCGTCCCGAATCTCCCTCTTAACAGGTCTTGCAGCAGATATGTTTTGCCGGTGACGAGCGTGCATTTCTGGGCTGCGATGATTTCCCAGCGGCCGTCTGAACCGTAGGCAAAGTGATTCGCCCCGGACAGCATGGCAAGCAGCGTCGTGTCGTAAAGATCGCCCTGCGACAGCGATACCGTGAGAATGCTCGATGCGTCGACCATGCGATGCTCGACGACTCCAATCGCATTGCTCGCAGCGCCGAATGTGGCGCCAGGCGGTCCAAATTCCTGTCGTTCAAGCCATGTCGATCCGCCATCGACGGACTGATACAGAAATCCGCCGCGCCATCCAGCAAGTGCTCCAGCCATCGCCGCCAGCATGGCCGGACCATCCTGGGCGCTGGATACGCGCGGTAGGTCAAGCAGGTGATAGACGCTGCCTCCGGATCTGGTGATCGTCGTCGATCCGTTGGACGAGCTGGCCACGCCGACGGCGGCCGGCGTGTAGATGGCAGCGCTGGCGTACTTCGCCGAGACTTCAAGCCGCTGGTCGCTGGTGTAGCTGATGGCGGTGAAGCGCAGACTGATGTTGCCCTCGTCCGTTTCGACGGTGACGACGTCGCCTGGCTGGAGATGGTTATAGATCGGCGGCAGGGTAAGCTCCACGTCCTGCCGTTCGAGCCAATACAGGTAGAGCAGAACCTCTGCCTTGCCGGCTGCTTCGGTGGCAGTCAGCACGATCGGCAGATCGAGGACGGTGATGTTGATCGCCGTCGTATTCAGCCGTTCGGCGTACTGCGCGCCGGTGTCATACTCGCGATCAGCGTCGATGTAGTTGATCGTGACGCGCCGCGGCAGTTCGGTATCCATCTCGCGCGCGGTCTTGATCTGGATGCCAGGCTGCGATCCTTCCGGCTGGCAGTCCAGATCGACCGCTGGAATCGTCGCCACGGAAGATGATCCGCGCGGCTGGAAGCGGATGTCGTAGCCGTCCGGAACAACGTCAAATGGCCAGGCGCCCTGCAGCGGCTCGAGTGCTGAGCGGATGGATCCTACTGATGAGATGCGATAGCCGCGCACGTCCTGGGTTAAGCTGCTGACATCGATGTCGCCGGCGGCGAGGATGCCGGAACGCAGGCACTCGGCCGAGACAATTGTTCCCAGACCGACCGGCAATGATCCAGAAATTTGCTTGGTGATCCTGAATCCATCTCCGGATCCGCTTGGCACAGCGATGAGCAGGAAATTGCCGTAGAACGCCTGGTGATTCAGTCCGAGGTTCGGTCCGTCGTAGTAGGTCCAGTTATCAACCCCGTCCGGGCTGTAGTAGCAGGTTCCATTCCCTCCGCCGTCTCCTACCCAGACGTTGTCGCCGTCAGAGAGCATCCAGTATTCACGAATCGGAACATTGGTCACAGTCCACGTGACTCCGTCGTCTGACCATACCATCAGTGGGCCGGAGCCACTTGGCCCGGTGCCCTGGCCAACGAACAAAATCCTGCCCTTGTGGACGCATCCTTGCGTGAAATTGTTGAGGTCGCCGGACATGGTATAGGCAGTTGTCCAGCTCCCAGACGCCGCAGTCGGAGACGTGTAGACGATTGGGTCGCTTCCTGCCTGTCCGACGACGTACCAGCTGTTCGATTCTTCATGCCATACCGGAGTGTCGTTAAAAAGGGTTCCTGATGGTGGCGTTTCTGCGGTCCAAGATAACCCGGTTGTAGATGTGTAAAATGATCCAGAATCAGTCGTCGCGAGAAAATACGAGCCGTTCCACTGGATATCGAGAACCCATACCCAATCGAACATCACCAAAGCCCACGAAACTCCATGGTCAACAGACCGCCATATCGATCCGGATGAACTGATGCCATAGCACAGAAGCACGCCATTGCCGTCTGATGCTACTCCTTTGCGATACGGAGCAGTCCCTGGGAGCGCGTGCTCCTGCCATGACAGGCCGTCTGCAGAAACAGCAACGATATGAGTTGAATTCGCAGTCGTGCAATAGACGGTTCCGTCATACGTACCCTTCACCCATGTCTGTCCGCTCGGCATTGAAAAGGTCTGGTACGGGTAGGTGTATATCAAACCAGCCTGCATTACCTCGACACGCACCTGCGCGCCGGCTAACGAATTTCCGTAATTTGCCAGCGGCAGATCGTAGAAGACGATGTAACAGAGCCCGCGGTAGGCCGGCGTGTTGTCGATGCCGAGGTCGGCCTGTATGCGCGGGTCGGCATCCTGTGTTTCGCTTCCCGGGTAGAAGGTAAACAGATCAGACGCCTCGTTGCTGGCGATGATGGTGTCCGTATCGTTGGAGCCCGAATCGTAGAAAAGCTGTCCGCCGATCCATATTCTCCGGACCGCCGTCATCTCGCCTTCGCACAGCGCGACGGCAAAGGTCGCCGAATAGCTGTACGTCCTGGTAGTCGTTTTTGACGCGCCACCCTTGCCGCCGGATTTCTTCTTGGTGACGGTCTCGCGAATGGCGTTGTTCTCGAGCCAGATGATGTTTCCGTTGAGCGCGACCGTTCCATACACGCGCGGGATGACGCTGCCGTAGGTCGAGGTTTGAACGGTGAGGTCTTCGAGACGCGGGCCTTCGACGACCGGCCCCTTGGGCTTATCGAGCAAGCCGCCGAGCATTAACCCAATCTGCGCACCGTATTTGAGGCCGGTCGGACCGCCAATGAAAAATCCTGCGATGCCGCCGACGACACCACCAATTGCCTGCCCAGCGCTGCTCATGCGATGCCCACGAAGCGATAGGAGCAGACGATTCGCACGTACCAATTGCGCGTGATGGCGTGCTCGACAACCTTGGCGGACGCAGCGCAGCAGTGGATCATCGTCAATCGATCGGGTTCGATCTCGCTTGACGCGACAATCGCCAGGTGCTGCGGATCGTGCTTGATACGCAGAAGCAGGAGGTCGCCTGGTGCGATGTCGGCTATATCGATGCGCACCAGGCACGGCTGCTCGTCTATGCTGCGCTCGAGAGTCTGGCCATCGGGCTCGCGTCCGTAGCAACGGCGATCCGTCACCGTCAATCCGGCGGTGCTGGCAGACAGCACGGCCAGGCCAGCACAGTCGAGCGCTTCACCAGGAACGCGGCCCTGATGCCGGAATGGCGTCCCGAGCATCTGCCGGGCCGCTGAAACGATCTGATCGGCAATCTCAGCCATCAGGTGCCGCCTTTGCCGAACTGCGCATAGGTGCTGCCGACCGGGATATGCGCAAATCCGCCGAAGTTGAGGACGTTGCTGTACGTCGTGCTGCCGTTCCAGCGGGCCTGACAATCGCTGAGGCGCTTGCGGCATCCGCGCACCATCGAGTAGGCGTCACCCAGCTGCGGCAGGTAGTAGAACGGCTCGTAGGTCTCGATGGTGCCGTTCAGCGCATAGCTCTTGATTTCGATGGCCTTCAGGCCGGCATTGGCTCCACTGGTGAAGCGGATGGTACCGGCGCCGAAGGTGTCGGCGGCCTCGGTGCGGTACGAGTCGCGGAAATTCGAGGCGCTGGTAACGGTGGTCAGCGTACCGGTGACGGTGTTTGCGGCGAGACTCACCTTGCAGCCGGCAAACTCGGTGCCGCAGAATGTTTTGTGACAGGCGGCGGTGTAGGTGCGGCCGACGGACTGGCCGAGCGCATCGATCAGCGACATGCCGCCGATGCGATACCGATCGTCTGCGACCTCGGTCTTGCCGAAAATGCCGGCGACGATCGGTTCTTCGTTTTCGACCGGAGCCAGCCAGGACGTCGCGAAGATGTAGACCCGTGCGCCATCAAACAGTCCGCTGGCGACGGCGGCGCGGCTGATGCCAGCCGGGCCGGCAATGCCTTCAAGGTCGATCGACGCCGGAGAAAATCCGGCGGTTGCCGCGTAGCCGGTGAACTCGTATCCGCTGGTCGACAGGTAGGTATGGCCGCCGATGCTCAGGTCCCGCGGAAAATCGGTGATGTAGATCGGGCTGCCGGTCACCGGTTCGAGGCGCAGGCACATGACGCGGGTCTTGTAGTCGGCTACTGCGGATTTCATGGCGCGAGGATCTCCACCACTTCGATCGATGAGATTTCGCGCACGGTCTTGGTCAACAACGTGATGTCGATGTCGCTGTTGAAGCGGCAGGGCAGATCGAATTCGCAGCCGCCGGTGACGGTCTCGGACGCCTGCGGCTGGGTGTTGGCTGTTCCTCCAGAGGTATAGGTGCTGTACCCTGTGGAGTTGATGGCGACGGTGATCGTGTTCGTCGCGGTTCCAACGATTGCCGCGCGCTGGCCGTTGATCTCAGTCATGCCGGAAACGGCGGAGATGTGCACGGTATCGCCGACGAGGAAGGCGTGGGCGGCGCCGAAGTCAATGACGGCCTGCGAGGCTTTGGTAATGCCGATGATGGCCTTGGTCTTGTTGGCGGCGAAGGTGATCTGACCGTTCGTGCTGTCGAGCGTCCATCCGCTGGCAAATGTCACTCCGCTTACGGATACCAGCGCTGTGCCGGATACGGGCTTGTAGATGGTGCGCACCGGCAGGCCTGCGCCACTCGGGGTGCCGCCCTGTCCATAGGCCTTTTGCATCTGGTAGACGCCGGCGCTGATGCGGGAAAGCGTCTGGTCGATGGCTGTCGGCGCCGACCGTCCATCGGTGCGCGTGGTGCAGTCGTCCGGCCAGCGGACGCGGAAACCGGCATAGCGGCCGTGCGCCCGGTCGTAGAGATCGAGCACGCGCTTGATGATGTCGTCGCGAAGGCTGGTGAAGTGGATGACGAAACTGCGCATCGGCAGGTTGTGCACGAGCCGTCTGTACTCCGATCCGCCGGCGGTGCGGGTGATCTGCACCTGGTACGACGACCGCGTCTGTGCGCCGGTGCGCACTTCTTCCGGCATGCGCTCCTCGAGAAACTCAGGCATATCTGGCGGCTCCAGCGACAGTTTGTCCGATGCGCCTTGCGATGTCGCCGGCGGCCTGCCGGAGATCGCCGCCGGACGACCCGGATCCCATGTTGATTACGACGCTGATGCTTTGTCCGCCACCTGGCCGGTTCTGCGCGGCAGGGACGATGCGCTCGCCCTGGTGCACAACGGCGAGCATGTCGCGCGGCACGTAGGGCGTGCCGACGTCGAAGCTGGGCAGCAGGCCGGAAAGGCTTTCAAGAAGCGATCCAACGAGTCCGCTCGATCCGCCTCCGCTGCTTCCGCCACCTTTGCCGAAATCGCCGAACAGGCGGCGGACGAGATCGGCCGCGACGGCTTCGGCGATCATGCGGCGGATCATGTCGCCGAACGATTGCAGCATGCTCTTGGTCCCGTCTGCAAACGGGTCGAACAGGAAATTGGCGAATGACGTTTGCATGTTCTGCGCGGCGTTCTTCGCGAACTCGTCGAGCAGAGTGGATGTGTCTTCGCCTTTCGCTTCCAGACGCTGCATTTCTTCACCAGCTTTCGATGCGGCACGGCCGAATGTTTCGATGTTGATGGCTCCGGCGTCGAGCAGGATGACTAGACGGTCAAGCTCGGCATTGAGGGCTTCGGTCGGCGTGCGAACGGACTCAAAAACCCGCGCGCCCTCGGCGAACAGCTCGAGGCGTTCGCGTTGAGCTTCTGCTTCCTTCTCGGCTTCTGCCCGGGCGGCCTTGATGTTGTCGAGCGTTTCTGCGTAGCCACGGGCGATCGCGAGATTCGCGGCCGATGCGGTCTTGTACTTTCCGTCCGCAATGGCCAGCTCGAGCTTCTCGACTTCGCTCAGTTCCTGCGTCGCGCGGATCTGATCGCGCAGTTGTTCGACCAGCCTGGTTCCGTCGTCGATTGCCTTGGCGGTCCGTCCGCCGCCTCCGCGTGCCGGTCTATCTGCTACGCCGCCGCCGATGAATTTCTTGAGCGCAGCATCGGCAGGCGGTTTCTTTGCTCCTGCATCCGCTTCCTGTTGGCCGCCGGCCTTGTCCTTCCCGAAGCGGCGCAAGGCATCGAGCTGGCCACGCACGCCAGCAATTTCCTTGTCAATATCGCCTGGCTTTCCGAAGACGAGGTTGTTGAGGATGCCGCCGCCCGATTCCTTCGCGTTCTTGGCACGGCGCTCGAGGTTTGCCAGCTGCTCTTCGAGCGTTTTGATCTGCCCTGCTTTGCTCGGGTCTATTTCGCCCAAAGCGAGGTCAAACGGGAGCTTGGCCAGGCCAGCAAGACCGCGAAACACGGCCGCGAGGCCTTCGCCTTTTGCTGCGAGCTGCTCGACGCTTTCAGCAGTCCTAGTGAGCGATGGAACCAACGAATTAGTCAGCTCGACGGCGGCACCAGAGACGCGCGCTTTCAGCATATCAAGCCGTCCATTCAGCTCTGCCGCGGCCTGCGCCGACTTTTCCGTGACTCCAGATACGTCGCGAAATCTGTTGACCAGATCTCCGATCGACTGGCCGCCTTCGGAGAGTAGCGGCGCCAGGCTGGCCCATGACTTGCCGACTGCCTCTGCCGCAAATGCTGCGCGCATCTGCGGGTCTTCGATCGCTGCGTAGACGTCGGCTAGCTGCTTCAACGCCTCGAGCGGATCCCGGGCGGTGATGCCGACCGCTGCGAACTGCTCGGCGTTCTTGCCGATGTTGACCGACAGCCGGTTGACGGCGGCGGCGACGCCTTCAAGGTCCGTGCCGCTGGTGATGGCGGCGCCCTTGAGCCCAGCGAGCAGGTCGATGCTGATGGCGGTCGATTTGCTGAGGTCGGACAGCGCATCCTGGGCGTCAAGCGCTTCCGTGACCAGCCGGCTGAAGCCCGTGACGACGCTGCCGAGCGCGACACCGGCGAAGACGTTGCGCAGGGACTCGCCGACGGAATCGAACGCACGGCTCATTTTCGCCGCGCTTTGCTCCGCCAGGCGCGAGACTTTGCCGAGATCGCCCTCGATGCCGGCCAGCCGGGCATTGATGTCGACGGTTAGTGCTGCAATGGCCATCAGGATTCTCCGGCGGTGCGGTTGTGGTCGCGGATCATCAGGAGTTGAAACACGAGCGGCTCCAGATCATGAATGCCGAGCAGGTCACAGACCATCGGCAGCGCTGCCCAGTCGAGCCCGCCCATCATGTTCCAGGCTTGCAGCGCCGGCTGGGCGCTGGCCGGCGGCGTGCGCCCTGACTGCACCTCCCGAGGGAGCGCCGAGTCGTCCAGCCAGGCAGTCAGTTTCCCAGAATGTCATCGAGATCTTCGCAATGACGTTTGAATGCCTCGACGAGCGCTTCGGCAACCTTGGCGAACAGATCCGGCCGGTCGGCCAGCCATTCGGCGCAGGCCTCGGCGTCGAACGGCAGCGGGTGCGGATCGCCGTTTGGGATCAGGTCCGCCTCGGTGACGCCTTCCCAGCCGCTGACCAGCGAGAGGATGCCGCGCGCCGGGTTGCCGTTGCGGATCCGCTCCTCGTGCTCGAGCGGAGTCGGGCGCTGCGCGATGAGCGTGAAGTGGCCGCACGGAATGCGGACCTCCCGTGCCCGCCGCAGCTTGATGGCGAGTGCGCTCATCAGGAGGCGTAGTAGGTCGGCGTGCCGTTCATCGTGATGACCGTCGGCGTCGTGACGAGCTGCTGCGCCGAACCGCCGGGAAGCAGAGCCGCCGCGACATAGCCGGCGAACAGCATCACCTGGCCGCCGCTGCCGAAGGTGAACTTGAAGACGCGCTTCGCCTGGTTGTCCGAAGCCGTCTTCATGGCGAGCAGGCCGGCGTCTGAGACGTCCCAGATGTGATCCATCGTGAAGTTTGTCGCTTCCGGCAGGCCCGGAAGCTGCGTCTTGGCGTTTCCGTGGATCGTCGTCGAGTCGATTAGGTCAAAGTTGCCGCCACTCGACGTGATGTTGGTCGCAGTGGTGATCGACGTGCCCAGCGTGACTTTCTCGGCCGTCCCGCTGCTGAAGGTGTCGAACGAGGTGGTATCAACACCCTCGAGCTGGAAGGTGTCCGTTGTCACTCCGGCGACGCGGACCGCCTTATCGTTCAGCTGGTACATGCCGCTAATCGTCAAGAATACGATGTCGCCATTGCTGAAACCGTGGCTGGTCGATGTCGCGACGCCAGGTGACGCTTTGGTGATGCCGGTGATCGTCTTCGCCGCCGCCAGGGCCGACTGCATGGCGACCGCCACGTTTTTCCAAACCTTTGCTGTTGCCATTTTGCTGTCCTTTCAAATTTCAGGTTGCGACGAACCACGTCGACGAGATGCTTTCGACGAAGAGAGAAAGATCTTCGTCTATTCCGCTGATGCGGTTGGTTTTGGGGAATTTGGCCGCGACCAGCGCGGCCTCGATCTGCTCGGCAACGGCTGCTGCACTGGCGCGTGTCTTGGCCCAAGCGTTGATCTGCAGGTCGGTGAAGTCGCCGAAACTGCCGCCGTGCACGGTCAGCACCGGCTGCGTTCCGGTGCGCGTGTAGACGACGGCCGGGAGTTGGTGCTCTTCCGGAAGAATGTCTGGATAGATGCGCGTGCTGACCAGGGCAGTGAGCCCGGATGCCGCAGTCAGGACGGCATAGAGCTCGGTTTCGGCGCTCATGTTTTGGTGTTCAACCGGTTGATTTCCTCGCTGGCAATGGCGATAAACACATCGGCGGCCTGCGGGAGCTTCTTGGCTGCGTCGGCCAGGAACGGCCGAGCGCGCATTTTGCGCGTGCCGAATTCGATGAATCGCCAGTAAAACGGGTCGTTCGGGTTGTTTGCGCCGACCGGTCCGAGTGCCGCCTTGCGCGTTGCGGATTTGGTTCCGGCCAGCACCGACTCCAGCGGGCGGACGTTGATGAACACGCCGACCAGGCGTTGCCTGGCAGCGATCTTGCTGCGGCGAACGGCGATCGCGCGCTTGAGGACGCCAGGGCGGCGGTTTTTTGACGGCTCGCTGAGGACAGGCACCCGGGCGCGCGCTTCGTCGCGGATGATCCGCCCGGCTGCGCGCAGGGCCTTGCCGACCGCGCGCTTGCGAATTCTGTCCGGCATCTGCTGCAGGGCAGCCTTGAGCTTGTCCAGCCCCTTGACTTCGAGCTCGAATGGTTTGCCGTTCATGGCGCGATTCCGTTTCGCATGCCGGCGACGGCGAGGATTTCCATGCTGTCTTTTCTGGCGTCCGGGTCGATGATCTGGGTGATGTCGTAGGGCTCGCTGCGCCAGAGCAGCCGGTGATCGCGCTGCAGAGCGGCAAGGTAGCGGATGCGGACGCGGATGTCGCAGGCGTACTGCTCGCTGTTTGCGGCGAAAAATTCGCGGCCACGAAGCGGAGTGACTTCTGCCCAGACGGCGTGATCCGTTGTGCTGGTGACGAGGTCGGCCCACGTGACGACTTCTTCGCCGATGCTGTTGCGGGTGACGGACTTGGACTGCGGCGTCACGCGCTCGCGCAT